AAATTGAGGACGGAATTTGTCTGCAATCCTCTTCGCAATTTGCGGTTTAATTCCCTTCTCAAGGGACCACTTCTTAACGTCAAACTGAATGACTCCTTCTTGAAAGAACACATCAAGTTGTTCTTCAAGTTCACCAATCAGTTCGGCAGCCTTATTCTGGATGCGGTCTTGAATTGAGATGACCTTAGTGACTTGTTCAGTGACTTGTTCAGTGTCATCTGACATATCTGCAACCAGTTGTTCAATTCTGGTAACACATGCATCCCACACACCGTCAGGTAGAGTGCTACCGTTATGGAGTAGACGACTGTTCCAACCGATGTTATGTAGGTTAAGGGCATTTACTTTGGAGAGTTTTCTGATTGTGTCTTTGTTATACTTGATATGTTTTAGGTAGGATATTGTAAAGTTTTTGGCATCTTCAGAGTTGTAGAAATAGTTGAACCAGGTGTATGCCTTGGCCAGTTCAACTTGTGAGGCATTTTCATCGACAGTGGGTTCAGGACCCATATACTTTTCATCAGCAAACTTAGGACGACGAACGGTTGCCGTTTTCACTTTCTTCTCCTTATCGGTCACGATGTTCTTTCCATAACTCATACAATTCTTTTTCTAACCGTAGTGCTTCTTTCTCCCACGGTAGTTCTTTGTATGATACTCTATTTTCACTAAACATTACACCATTCCATTTCTGGTATGGTCCATTCATTTCTATGAGTTGGCCTTTAACATATTGTTTAACATGGACAAGTTCATGTGCTAGTGTTCTAAGCATAAAAGGGCGACCGAAGTCTGAATCCATCTCTATATCAAACTCACGATGCCTATCTGATCTAGCATCATCGTCTGTATAGGTACATGATCCAAAACAGTCGGTGCCCCTATAATAACCGTTTTTCAGTCTGATAACAATCTTCACATTTTTACTTAGTCTTTTAGACAGAAGATGGTCGCAGAAGAAGGCGGCAGATTGTATTAACTCTTGTCTGGTAATCTTTTTAGGATGTCCGTGTAATACAATCTTTGCCATGTTCTCCTCAGGTGAAAATGTGTCCATAGTCCTTGAACTCGTTGATCACACAGATTCCATCCTCAAGATATTCATGATCATACGCCATTTCCTCGGCGAAGTCAAGAGCCTCGTTAAGTATATAGAAAACCTTGGCTTCTCCGAAAACGGAAACGATAGACGGAATGTCTCCTTCGTAACGGCAAAGTTCCTCATTGAACTTTCCGTAAATGTTGTCAATAGCCTGTGCATAGGCCACACGATACTCAGGACCCTTTTCTGTTATTGTCAACAGAACATAGATGCCGTTATCAGCAGACATTATTCCTCGTCTCCTTCAACTTCTTCAAAGAAGGTTGATTTGATTAGTCGGATGAACCATGAAATCATAAAAGGTGCCCAAAGAGGAGCAAGCACCTCGATCCAGGTCCAGTTAGCAAGATGGTCAGTTAGTTTTAGGCCAATGAGCAATAGTGCCAGACCATCCATAAAATCTAAACCATCGGATGTTGCCGACACATTGATAACCTTGGCTTTGTCCATACTCTTCATATTTCGGATTCCTTCCGGTAGATTAACAGGCATTACTTCCTCTTTCTTCCTTTGAGACGACGAGCCTTGCGTTTTGCTGAACCAATCTTACGACGACCCTTGCGAGGTCTATTCTTATGCGGCCATGCCATATACTACTCCTTCAATAGTGTTTTCACGGAATCATAACGAAATGACCGCCAGCCATTTGCATCAATATCCCATACTGCCTGAACATCATCATTTAACTGACGAGCAGGCTTGGCTACCTGTCCGTCATATTCTGACAACACCTGTGGCACATACAAGTCCGATAAGGTTGCTCGCATAGTGCGTTCGGTACCATCCTTCTTTTCAAAGACAACGGTAACAACACCGTTCTTTAAGTCTTCCTTTAGAGCATACTTGTCAATCATAGTTTTCCTTCCTCATGTAGATTCGATAACTCATTATAACCGCCAATGTAGCGGCTGTCAATAGTGATCACAGGAAAAGTTTTTGAGGTAGGAAATAGTGCCTTTAAAGTCTCTCTGGAAAAGTCAGTGTCAAGTTTATATTCGATAAAAAACTTTCCTTGGGCACGGAGGAGTTCCCTGGCTTTGTCGCAGAAGGAACAGTCTTTTTTGGAATACATTACAATTGCCATCATAACCTCATTTATAGCATATTCATTTCGGAATGTCAAGTGATTTTTTCATGTGAGATTTCCTTACTCTCACCATTATCCATTCGTTATAGTAATCTTCGGAAATCAAAGCATCTCGATTGAACTGTTCTTTTGCTTCCATATACGAAGCCTCGCCCTTGCTCTTACATAGATAGAGGATTTCTCGTTCGAACTTTTCTTTGCCGAATAGATCAACATGCGATAATAATTCTTTATTGGAACCATAGTAATCAATCCAGTCTGAATCAACCTGTTTCTTTACTCGCTTACCCTTCTTCTTTGAGGTGCGAGTAAACTTAAAAAGTTTCTTGCCTACATATTTTCTGTCAGTGACCGTGTTCGTAATCACATATACGAAGGCCACATATCCGTCTGGTATTTCTGTAAAAGGTTCGTTTTTATAAGTCCATGTCATGGACTATATAGTTATTCTTCGTAATCAGTTATCTCAGGCGGATATCTATCATTATAGACTTCATCAAATGCCGGATCGATGTTTAGATAAGCATCAATACCTTTAATTTCAAACTCTTCTAAAACTTCAAGCAATACTCTGTAGGTTTCTTCCCGTTCTAGAATACCAACCTCACTTTCTGAATATTGTTCAATAAACTGCCCAAAGATAGCGGCTCTTTCTCCTGCCATTACTCCTTACCCTTCTTGAAATAAGACATATACTGTGATATAGAATCCGTAAATATCTTATATCCAAAGTTGGTAATGAACATAGCGTTTCTGTACCATTCATAAGCAGGATTCCTTGACAGTAAGTCCGATTGTTTTGTTTTCTTCTTTTTAGGCTTTTTGAAAAGCAATGACTTGTCTTGTATCATGCTTTCAAAAAACTTTATTCTATTGTCTATATAGACTTCACCCTTTTCGATATAAGGATCAGATTTTCTGTATAACTTTCTAAGTCTCTTTAATAGTTTCTTGCTTCTTTTGGCATTATGTAACTGCTCTAATAGGATTTCGTCCAGTTCATCCATACATAGTTCTCTTACATAATCCATACAAGAGCCGCACACAAAGTCAATACGGCGGTAATAGCAAAGGCCAGATTAGTGGCCTCTACTATCATCATGAAAATGGTTGCATTGATTATAAGTGCCATTATAGACTTGAAACGGGCATCCGTCATGTAACGTCCATTGTGAATAGAGCCCGAACATATCTTTCAGGATCAAATTCAACTCTATTACGAGCAAAGACGACGAAACCTATATCGCCAGGTAGCATAACATCTCGCATGGACTTGCCTGTGGTATATACATCGTCTACAACAAGACGAAACGGACTCTTCGGATCAGCATACTTTTCTAATGCCTTCTGTAGTTTCACACCACCACGAGGAATGCCATAAACCGTACCAAAGGCACATCGTTCACTAATCATCTTGGCGAGACATTCCCAGTCTTCGTCTGTTAGTGCGTCACATTCAATCTTCCATTCTAGTTCTCTACCAGCATGGGAGACAAAGTTACCGAGTTGAAATAGGTTCATGGTACAATCCGAATAGTTGTGTTATGACGATCACGGCCTACAATCTCATATAGAGTAGCAGCATGAGAAGGACTAAGCCGAACGCAGCCGTGAGAGGCAGGCCGACCCAAGTTCCCAACATGTGGAGTAGCATGAATAGCATAACCACCAGAAAAGAATATAGAATGAGGCATAGGCGCATTGTCATACTTCTTTGAATAGTGCATTGGTTGAAGAGAATACGGGGTGAAGGTACCTGTGGGTGTGTAATAACCTTTACGGGCAGTAGACACAGGCCACTGATAGGTACCTTCGTCCGTATCCACCTGCATCATTTGGTGTGACTTGCTGATGGTAATGTTTGTTTCAGCAAGAGCAGGTGTAGTTGTTAGCAGTAGTGCCATTAGAATCTTTTTCATTTCTTCTCCATATATGTATGACATGATCCAGGAAGTCTGTTATAGTATTTACAGTATGCGGCAATCCAATCAGTAGCAATAGCCTTCTGTGCTTCTTCTAATGATATTTTACCGTCGCATACCATTCTGTTTAGAGCATGTTCTAATCCATCTTTCACTCTGGCATTCCATGTTTCTGTGAAATATGATTGCGGCCATAGATTACGCATTGAGTTTGTGCCACCCAATTGTAGAGAAATTAGATGATCCACTTCATACTGATGAGGAACAGGTGTAATGCCGTATAGTTCATACACATGCTCTTTTTTGGATTGCGATACATTACGCACTAACCTAGAGTATCCAACAGTGCATACCTTTTCAGTAGTAGCAGTAGCATCAATCTCACCTGGTGTAATATGTGAGTCTGGTAGAATAGGATCTGCTCCCCATGCCAATGAAGGCACGAGGAGCATTGCTAGAACTAGATTTTTCATTTCATTGCCTTCTTCTCTGCCGTCCATATCTTCTTCTGCTCATAATCAAGATAATACTCCAGAACATGATCTATAGCCGCCAGAAACTCTACATCAACCCACTTCTCTCCACCTTCGTCGGGGAGCGGATCAGCATTGAGTCGATACGCCTCCTTTAGAGAATCAATGACAATAGCATCACTTTGGTCATGGTCAAGTTCAATCGTGTGTTTCATTATTTTCTCACCAGTTTTCTATTGTAAACTGTTTGTCCCAACAATGGTCATAACGATCATTGTGAAACACTAGCACTATTCCATCATACATGAAGCAGTAG